CTCTTATTTGCATTATTTCAATAGCCGAAGTTAATGCACCCTTTTCGTTATAAAATGAAGCTAATTGAATTCGTTTTTGTTTTTCATCGTATTCCCTTTGCGCTTCAGCTTCTTGTGAAAATATTTTATTATATGTTTCTGTTAATTTTTGAGCAAGTATTTCTGGTTGTTTTTTGTAAGTTTCTGCTAATTCAAATTGAGCCATATAATACTCCGATAATCTCATATCATTGGACTGTAATTGGCCACCTTGTATCATTCCAGATATTGAATTATTTAATGAACTAGCTTGTGAATATCCGGCCGACCCTTTGTCCAATCCTGCAAAAGCCTGGTCCATTAAATTTTTACCACCACCCATCATTATACCAGAACCCATTTCTTCTAAGTGTTTTGCAGCTGCCATTTGTTTTTCATGACTCATCTCCAATTCCTTAGTATATTTAACTCTAAAATACGCCTCAACTTCTAACATTTTCAATTTTTGAGCCTGTTCAAGTTGTAACATAATCAATCTTTCTCTTTGCTCAAATTTCATCATTTCTTTTCTTTGAGCCTGTTCCATACCCAATCTTTGAGCTGCCAACGAAACATCCATATCAAGTGCTCCCTTTGCAATATCTGCACCCGTTTTTAATCCTGCCTTTTCAGTTAACGCTCCTTTAACACCACCACCTTTTGATTGAGTCAATTCCATTAATTGTTCAACACCCATTCCAGTAGCTTTTGATAATTCTTGCTTTTGGAATGCATTCATTGCACCAATATCCATTCCACCTAATGCAGATTTTAATGCAGATGCTCCTCCTGCCATATCTCCTGACATCAATCTTGCTCTAACTTCTGATAGGTTTACATTTTTACCCAACATTGCCGACAAACTCATTTCGGATTTGATACTATCTTTATAATTAAGTACCATTGTTCCTGATGCAGTTGCCATATCTTTCATAGAACTATTCATATTGGATAGTAATACTGCCTGACTTGCATATTGTGAAGTCGTCATATTACTATACTTCATAACTTCTTCCGTTGCATCTGCCATTTGTTTAAACAATTGTGCAGGAGACATATCATTCATTTTTGCAAATGCTTCTAAACCGGCTACATTATTAAATGCCACTTTGGCTGATGATTTGTCCATTAAACGGAAACCTTTGGTCATTTTCAAAACATCTTCACTACTTGAACCATATCTTTTTGAAAGTCCTGCGGCAGATGTTGCCATCTTTATCTGTTCGGAAAGACTAACACCTAATTGTAAACCAATTTCTTTAATACTTTCGAATACGGCTTCGGTTGATGAACCAATTGCGTTTAATGCTCTTTCGGAAACCATCAATGATTGTTTATACATGGACATTCCGGTCAAAAACAATGACTTACGTCTTGCACCCTCAGCTTCCATTGTTTGCATTGCCTGATTGTGTCCAAATGTGATTGCATCTTTTTTAAGTCCAATTTGATAACTCAATTCATCTTTAACCAATGAATTTTCATATTCAATCATTGAAACCGTATTTTGCTTTTGGTAGTCGAATAATTCTTTTTCTCTAGTTTGTCTTTCTTCTAAAGGTTTAATGTAATTATACTTAGCATTTATCTTTCTGAATTCTTCGGTTCCTTCTAATGCGGCCGCTTTATCGTTAATAGATTTTTCATCCATTAATTTATTACCACCAATCATCTTAAATTGTGATGCTAATTTTGAAGGGCCTCCGCCATCAACCCATTTGAATATACCATACGCTGCACCTGCTATCAATGCTGCTGGCCCTGCGAATCTAGCTATTGCACCTATACCACTTACTAACCCACCGGCCGCTTTACCACCTGCTGCCGCCATACCTCTTTTTTCTACTAGGCCTTTGGTTACATCTCCTAAATTACCTTCTTTTGTTATACCCAATGATTTAGTTATACCCAAACCTTTATTTATCATTCCACCGAAAGGTGTGTTATTTAACATTTCTCCGGCTTTACCCATTGCCTTCATATCCTTTGCCGCAGCGGCGTAAGCTTTTTTAGTCGCTTCTAAAACATCTAAATTTGCTTTATTGGTTTCTAATACGTCCGCTGCAACATCACCGGCTTTTTCAAGTTCGGTTATATATCCCTTTTGTTTATCAATTTGTTTTTGAACAACTTTTGCAATATCAATGTTTGCATCTTTGTTTTCCATTAAGGAAGCAAATGCATTCTGAATTTCACCATTTCCTTTTTTATAGGCTGCAGCTGCAGCATATGCCGTATCTTTTACTTCTTTTTGACTGTTTGGTATTTTCCCAATTGTAGCAGCCATTCCATCTACCTGGGCATCTACAAAATCTAACGCTTTTTTAATTTCTGCGTAACCTTTACTTTGCTTATCTATTTTTCCACCAATACTAGATAATACCTCTTCATATTCTTTTGCACCATATATAGTATCTTTGTTTAGTTTATTACGCTTTTCAATTAATTTATTAATTTCAGCTACTTGCTTGTTAATTTCTCTAACTGAATCCAAATCTCCTTCATGTGCAAATCCTTGTCCTTTTTTTTGCAAATCTTTTTTACTAGCTGCAAGTTCTTGGTAGCTACCTGGTTTTTTTCCACCGCCTTTTGATTGTTTGGATGCCATCTATGGTAACTTAAAATTTATTGTAATATTTTTTAAGAAAATCATCTACCTTCGATGTATCCAATCCATGCTTTTGTAATGTAGATTTTAATTTTAATGAACTTCTAACCATTGCATTATCTAATTCTCCAAATGCGTCTGCTAATTCAGGATTGGTATATTTAATTTTAGAAATATATTGGTCTTCATTACCATTTGACTTTGCTTTAAAAAACAAATCTAATAGTTTTTGAAACATATTTCTTTCAAATAAAAGTTTTGACATATCTATCTTTTTATATTCTTATATAAATATAAGATTAATTTGTTTATCTACGTCTTGCAGTAGAACCACCACCTTTTGATGCTGATTTCATTGCATCTGCTTCGGCTTCTTTTGATTGTATTAGTTCATTCCAATAAAAATCTCTTAACTTAATAGGCATAAAATAAACATCATGCCAATTGAAACCTCCGTTGGATGAGTAAACCATACTAAACAACTTTTTATGTAAGAAAGTACTGTAATTAGTCGGCAGGGTAAAAAAAGTTAATCCCTAATGGGACTTTTAACGCCTCCGTTTCGCCAGTAAAAGGTGAAGTATAATCGAAATTCAAATCAACATCCGGTGACATTTCAGAAATATGTTTTCTAAGTGCTTTCGAATCTGCTGCTAATAATTGATTTGCTACATAATTACTTATATAACCAACCTCTCTATTACCATTAATTTCTGTTATTAATCTTCTATATCTAGCTTGTATATCATTTCCTTGTTTTGTAATCTTCTCACTTGCTTCAATATCTTTATTTACTGCAATTTCATCTCCGTGAGTCATTATCTTAAATTTGATTGGAGTCTTAGTTTTAGGAAGAATAAATTCATACTCATTATTTCTATTTAACTTAGATTCGTCAATTTCTTTAATCTTTAATTGACTCATATCAACTTTTACTTCAACAGGTTCGTTTTCATTTGGGTCATTGATTGTAACACCATAGTCAGGTCCAAATGCCAATATTCTTGATGAAATCAAAATAGCATTTTTGTCTCCGATAATCAAATCATTTATGTTTATCGAACTATCGACTATAATTGATTCTAATAATTTATCCAATACAATACCCTTTCTAATTAGGTTTGTAGAAGTTAAAATATCTTCTTCTTTTGCAGTCATTAATTTAACTGTGATTTCTCCTGATGCTAATGGAGATGATTCAGGATATACCAATCCTTTGGATGGTAAACTGATAACTTCCGTTGGAAATGGGTAATCTTTTTTAGATTGTTGAGGTGGTGTATTACCTAATCCTCTTGTAACTTGTTGTTCAATGTTTTGTTCCATAATATAACTAATGTGTTTATTATATATATTATGTTTTTAAAAAAATAAAAAAGGGGATAACATTTCTGCATCCCCTTTCTTTTTTATATTGTTTAGATTAGTATTCTAAGATAGCGTAATCATATGCCAATGTCAATTCAATTGAAACTGGGTCATTTGATGCCCAATCCAACTCACCAAAGTTTGCTGATGTGATAAATGCACCTTTCAAAGTCCATTGTTCAACTTTATCTCCTACTGGTCCTAATAAGAAGAAAGTAATATCCTTCTTGTAGAATGCAGAGTATCCGTCTCTACCTGTTAATGACTCATGTGATTGTCTAACCCACTCCATAACTTGCTGTGCACCTGATGGTACAATTGGGTCATAAAGAGTGATGTTAACATCATCCCAAGTAGATTTTCCTTTAATCTTTCTTTTTACGTTGATGTGGTCTAATTCAACTACTTCTGATGTAAAAGTTGGTCTATTTGCTGTTTTGATGATGTATGATTCGATACCGTTGATTTCCATAATGAATCTGTTACCAAGTTTTGGTTCAAAATTCTTATAAAACATCTTATCAAAGGTTAAAATATCTGGCATTTCTTTTTATTTTTATTGTTCTATTATAAATATCTGTTTTCTAAATTATCCGTTAAATGCTGCACCAGTTGGTAAAATGTTGAAATCAATTTGAATGAATTCAGCCGTTTTAGTTGGTTGTAAGTAGATAGCTCCTTTCATAATGTTTCTATCAATTACATCTGGTGTGTTATTAGTTTCATCCATTACAACACGGAATGCGTATAGACCTTGTCTTTGTTGGATTGATTCTAAATAAGGGTTAACTATGTTTAAAAATCTATTTCTTGTCTCTGCAGTGTTTTGTTCAAATACTAAGTATCTTGAAGTAGATGCGATGTATTTTCTTACTGTTAACAATAATCTTCTTACGTTGATTCTGTCTAATGCAGATGGTTTGTCTTGTAAAGTCTTTTGTCCGAATACTACGATACCTTGTCCTGGGAACTGAACGATTGGGTTAACCTTTCCTTCATATAGAGTATCTTTTTCAGATTGAGTTAATCTATCTAATACACTAACTGCTCCTACTAATCCACCTCTATTCAAACCTGCTGGTGCGAACCATTCAGCTGCGATTCTATCGTTTGCTGCGAATACACCCGGAAGTAATACCGATGGTGGAACTGTAATCAATTTGTTTGTATTAACATCAAGTGTCTTAATCCATGGGTAGTAAACTGCTGCGTAGTTAGAATCAACTCCATCAGCTTGTTGTAATGTTTGTTGTATCTCCGTAGCTGCGTTACCTGCATCACCGATGAAGAATGCGTCTGCTCTTTGTTCAACCATATCCAATATTGAAGTCCAAACGTTTTCATGGTCTGCTCTGTTAACGTGTGGTGCA